ACAGTCGTGTAAATTACTAACGCGCTATAAAGTGCCCAATACCATTTCATCTGTTCGACATAAATGCAAAAAGAAACTTGAACACAAAACATCATTACCGACAGCGTGATCATAATTTGTAAAATTGTCATAATAGTTCCCCTTAAATTTCAGTTGATGGCTGGTTTTTAGAGTATTTGTCTAATGACCAATGCGCGCTTTTCGTAACCATGTTTAAAAGCTCTGGCGGGATGTGCCCGCCCTCCATAAATTCAATGGTATCTAACAACGCTTTGATCGTTTCGCGATACTCTGCGATTTCTTGTGCCGTGGTGTTAGTAGTCATTCAGCGTGACCTCTTCGTTATACTGCATGTAATGATCTAGACAAACATAAGCATTGACATAAGTTTCGGCGATCTCATTGAAATCAATGTCGTCGCGCTCGCGCATCATAAACGCATAATAAACATCATAGCTGTCTGTAATCATTTCAAAGATCCAGCTGATGATTGGGTCCGCGCCGAATATTTTAAAATTAGTGACGGCTGAGTCAAATTTATCATAGTCAAAAGCTGCTAAATATTTAGCAAGATCTGGCACAACACTATATTCCACCCAATGGGTGTACGCGTCATCCAAGTCTTCATCGTATGCCTCTTGGTTTAGCATGTTGCGCAAATCAATTTCTGGTGTGCTCATTTTGTCATCCCCATCTTTGCGAGTCGTCGCGCTATATACGCCTCTTTGATTAATGCCTCGACAGTCTTGTTCAAGCTTAGGCCGGTGGCTTGGCTTTCGTCGATGGCCATTTGGTGTATAGCATCTTGAATACGATAGCCGCGATTTTTAATTAGTGTTGCCATTATTTAATCCCAAATTGTTTTGCTAGTGTAATGTCGTTCCGTGCGATGTATGCAGAGAAGCGCGGCGTTCTAAGTACCCGCGTATAACTATGCGGGTATGCTCTGGTTGGTTCTTTATACTGCCCTTCGCTGATGTACTGAGCAGCGATTGAGCCAGGGTTTACTTGCCAGCGGCCGCCGGCATCTTTAGTAGTGAGCGTTAAAATATCTGACCACGTTAATGTTTTCATACCCAGCCCATGATATAAGCGTAAAACGGGCTGGTAAGAGCGATGCCAAGAAGGATGCAGCCGATACTTTCAATTATTGTTTTCATGGTGTTTGCTCCGTTTGTTTGTTTGCGTTGTGTTTCAATAAGGTAATATTAAGCCATGCAGGCTAAGGGTGCAAGCACTGCAAGCACCTTTAATATACCAATTAGCTATATCAAACGGAGTTTTTATTACTATAGTATTCTTTGGCGAGGCGTTCGACATCGGGCAGGATCACTAGTGGTACACGTTGAAGCATGGCGGCCCTAGCGGCCCTGTCGCGGCCTCTGGCAACCTGGGAGCCTAGTTGTATACATGCTATTTGAACATGCTTTAGGATTAGTTCACGCCAGTCTGGCGGCACTTCCTCCAGGGTTGACCGGCCATAAATAACGTCATCGGCGTAGTGTCTAGGCCTTTTGCCAGTCGGCGATTGCATCAACTACTCCCTTCCATCCCAGCGCGATACAGACAAATGCGCCAGCGTCTTGGCAGTTATTGAGAAACGCGATCTGCTCCGGTGATATTTTGGATTTAGTGTGATCCATTCTTTTCAGCTCGCAAATGAATGGCGGTGAGCCGATGATAATAATGTCAGCAGCACCCGTGGTCATGCCTTCGGCTTTGTGGCGCATAACTTGGCCCGGCGTTCGTTTTCCTTCGTTGCGTGGGTGCAGGGCTATTGCGCGCAGCTTGGGTGATAGCTGATTGAATAGCGTGATCTGTTCAGCAGACTCTGGCGAGCATGGCCCTCTGTATTTAATGTCGCCGTAAACTTTAATTGATTTCGGAAATTTCATCTAATGCCTCATTGTGTCCATAGATTTTATAGAAGCCTTTTTCTTTCATCTTTTTTAACGTTAGCGTTTTCGGCATTACGCCATAGTTTGGAAGCGATGACAAAAAAACTTCAATTGATGGCGCGATCCTACCACTAAACACAACAGTGGATAGTGACTCCCATTCGTCTACCTTTTCCGGCATATACCAAATAGAAAATGATCTATACTCGGTGGTGTAATCGACCTTTAATGTTTGGTTTCCGCTTTTGCTTATCCATTCTTGGCAGTGCCAGCTCAAAACCTTGTCGGTGCTTTTCGCGTATGGGTCTGATTTTAGCTTTCTAAATTCCATGACCAGCTTTTCGTTCGGGTCGATCAATTCGCCTTTACACTTTTCACAATAGCGCGCCGCAATATCGTTCGCGTGTTGGCATTTCTCGCACTCTTTAGATGCCCACCGATGTTCGCACCTGGCATATGTTCCCGCGGCTAAAAATTCACCGTGGCAGCGCCTCCCAAAATGGGAGGGTATTTCTAGTTTCACGCCTGCCAGGTCGGCAAAGTAGCCATCTTTCGTTATATGGAATTGATCAGGATTTGGGCGGCCTGAAAATTCGTTTATATAATTACAGTCGGGGCATTCAACATCGGCACCGCCTACCACCTTTGTGGATTTATACGCTTTGATATTCGGATTAAATACATCGCCATCGGGGCAGTGCCGTTCGATGTTTTCCGCGTAGTCCAGCACTAGGCAATCTTGTTTGCCGGGATCGATGCGCAACCCGCGCCCTATAATCTGTTGCATTAGTCCGACCGATTCGGTGGCGCGCAAGATGGCAATTACATCGACGTGGCTTGCATCGAAGCCGGTGGTCAGCACGGAAACGTTGACCAGGTATTTTATCTGTCGGGCTTTGAAAGCTTTTAGTATTTGTTCGCGTTCAGCTTTTGGCGTTTCGCCTGTCACCAAGGCACTGTTACCGCGTGGCAGGCTTTGCATGACTTCTTTGGCGTGGGGTACGGTTGCTGCAAATATCATTACACCTTTGCGGACAGCAGACAGCTCAACCACCTCGGCAATGATAGCGGCTGTTTTCCGGCCTTCACCTTCGAAAGCCTTTTCAACCTGGCGGGCATCAAATTTGCCCATGCTGTTCAATTCCAAGCCGGTGGTGTCATATCCATTATGGCGCTCTGTTGTCGGCGGCGTTAGATAGCCTTGATCGATTAATTCTTTCGCGCCTATCTTGAACACCAGCTTTTTAAAGTATGGTTCTACTGTTTCGTGCTCTGAGATTGCCCTATCGTTTTCATCGAGTTGATATATATAGCCACTGCCTAGCCGGTATGGTGTGGCAGACAATCCCAGCACGCGCAGCTGAGGGTTCTTTGCGCGCAGATCGTCAATGATAGATTTTATCGTGGGTGTGATGCCGTGGGCCTCATCGACGATAACAGCTGCAAAGTTTTTAAACCGTTCCAAGCTGTTTTTAACGGTGCCAGGCGTGCCGAATACGACATAGTGCTCTAAGCTCTTTTGCCCGGTTGAGGCACTGTACAGGCTTGCCATGCCACCGGCGGCAATGTATTTACCGTGGTTCTGTTCGACCAGCTCTTTAGATGGTGCCAAACAAAGCACCCGTTTTTTGCTGGTTTCGTGAATCCATTGCGCAAGATCTGCGATGATGTGCGACTTTCCCGCACCCGTTGCAGCATCGATGATGCAGGGGTCATAGCATTTAGAAAGAAAAGCCTTCGCGGCATCCACCGCATTCTGTTGATATGGTCTTAACATTTTTTGCCCCAGTTTTCGCCCGCTCGAATCCGGCAGGCTTGCGGTTCACTTATTTTAAAATAGTATGCGAGCTCTGCCAGGCTGCATTTGTGCTGCAATCGACGGAACGAGCGTAGCGCGCCTGGTGTCATTACGCGCGGGTTATTTCGCATCTAAGCAACTGCCGACAGATACTGGTCGTGAAACTCTTTAAGCTTGGGCAGTGTCTTGTCAATATATTGCTGACTAAAAAAAACCATTTCAGTATCGAATTTAAACCGGTTCCATTGAATGAAATAAGCTGTCGTGCGTTCGCTGCAAAACATTTCGTATTGGACTTGAGCATAATAGTGGGGCATGTGTGCCAAGCTTTTAAATTCCGGGTCGGGATTTTCACGCAACCCAAACGGGCATTTAATCTCGGCAATAGCATCTGCGCCAATTAATCCATCGGGTGACGCGCCGAGCCAATCGTATTCCGGGTGGACTATAAACCCGCATTCTTTAATAGTGATGCCTGTTTCAAGCTCAAAATCGAATACGGCATTTTCCTCGTTCCGGCTTCCGTATTCGGTGGCGACGTTGCCGGTAAAAGTTGATTGACCGAGTATCGAGCGCATAGCGTCCTGAGTGCTAGACCAAGGATTAACGCCAAGGATTGCACCAATCTGCGAACCAGTTACCCGGCCTTTGCGCGCGTCAAACCATTCTTGTGATAGCTGTTCCATTGTTTTTACCTCGAAAAAAAAGGCCCCGTAGGGCCGTATTATTAGAATGGTATATCTTCGGCGGCTACAGGTGCAGCGGGTGCGGAGTTTACCGGCGATACTGCCATAACCCAGTTGCCTGACTTGTCGTCAATTTCCCAAAGGCCCAGCTTGATAGCCATAGGCTTATTAGATAGCGCGGAGCTGAGCTGGCTATCACCGGGTTCAGTGCCGTTGCGCATTAGATCACCGCCTGCGTTTGCATCGATAGCAGCGAGCATCTTTAAAGCACGATCGCGTTTGGTTTTATCCTGCTCTTTTACGCGAATCTTATGAAAGATCTTGCGGCCCTTATGTTCGCCGTCGAGCACTACCCAGCGGGCAGATACAAACGAGTCACCCTGATATTCGTCCCATTTAATTTCGTCAATTGCCGCGACTACCTGAGTGTTTGCAGGGATAGGCTTAATCTGAACATTGCTGTCAAATGAAGTTGCGGCTGATACTGTTTTTCCGTCTGAAAGATCGAAGAATGACATAATTATATTCCTGTTTTGTTATTAGCGATGAATGTTTAAATTAAATTTTCTATCTTTGCTTGTTTTGAACAATTATCAGATGCCCACAATGGTCTTAAATTGCAAAGCGCCCAGCAGTGCTTGAAATTAATTTCTTCTGGGCTGACATAAGGAAAACTTTTAACTGGCAGAATGTGGTCAATATGCCAATCGCCGTAGTTACTCCAAGTCATGCCCTTCAAAAACTGCCTTTCCATATGTATCTTTAGTTCATCTATATTCCAATCAACATGTCTTAAAGCGCCTTTCTGATTTTTCAGCGCTCCGGAAATTGCTGACCGCATAGATACTGTAAGCCTATATTTATCATCGTGCTTTTTTCTTTCTATATTTTGCTCTGCCTTTCTTTTTTTAGAAGAAGGCAGAGAGTTATAAGCTCTTGCTTTTTCCGATAATTCATCCTTGTTTATTTCCCTGTATTTTCGATTGTAAGCTGCGGCAGATTCCTTGTTTTTTTCCCTGTAATCTTTTTGATAAACTTTTATTTTTTCGCTATTTTTTAGCCCGTACTCCCTATCGGATTCCTGTTTTTTTTGCTTGTTTAAGATTGACCATTTTAATGTTTTAAGTTTTATGCATTCCTTGCATTGCTGTGACAATCCATTCTTTCCTCTTTTATGTCTGTAAAAGAATTCATTTGTAAACTGCTTTTCTTCATTACAATTTTTGCATATTTTCAGCATTTAGACTCGGTATATATTGAATTAGCGGGTTAGTCCCTGATGGTACTTCAATATCTCTTGTAATGCCATATCTATTTTTGCTGACACACGCGGCAGCTGCATAAGTTACTAATAAGCGCGTTCCGTTTGAAGTGGCTTTCTTCTTTTCGCCGTCTCCAATTGTGTAGGTTTGCAGCTTTAGAAACCCAACCATGTCCACGTCATCGACGTAAGGTGCTACTGAGCGCTTGCCAAGCCGCAGGGTGTATCGTGTATACGGGTCCATATCAGGAAGCTCTACTGTCTCGGTATCGGCATGGGCGATGTATACAATAGCGATGTTTTTATCGGCATTGATTTTTGACATCAATTTGCCAACCCGGTGGTGAAGCGTGGCTACTGCGCCAAGCCCTGCGCCATATCCGCCTAAAGCCTGGTTGATTGATTTGGGCTTCTTGGGGTCGCTGTCGATAACGTTCTGCATGAAGATGCGTTCGAGCGCTGTTACGCTGTCGATTATGATCGTTTTGTATTTGTGTTCTTCTTTATATAGTGCGGTCATCTGTTCAATAAGCTGTTCCAGCGAGGTTACCACGGGCAGCGCGTCAGGCCGTATGGCAGCCGGTACACCCTGCAACCCATCTTCTGCGCGTATCACTATAGGGTTGGGGAATGTAGCCGCTAGGGACGTTTTACCGAGCCCTGAGTCACCGCAGATAGTGACTATCGGCATCCGGTCGGCTGGTTTCGTTGCTTGCTCTAATATTGACATGGTTTGTTTCTCTCTTTCCTAATTGAAACCGAATAGTACGGCATGAATTTTGTACTTGCAACAAGTTTCTTTCTATATATAATGAATTTCACACACACGAGCTATATAAGACGGGATGATACGAAATGACACTTAAACAGCTACAACAGCGGCTGAAGCCGCTTAATCTCAAATACGTCGCCAGGGCAACCGGTATTAGTTACTCGACTATATATAACCTAGCCAATGGCGGGCAGCGGGTTTCGTTTTTAGTTGTTCAACAGCTTATTGAATGGATAGAGGGGCAGGCTGATGAATCAGTTTGATTATCTCGACGCAGGATTCAGGATCTTCGGCCTCCACGGCGTTGACGCCAAGGGAAACTGCGAATGCGGCAACCCGCACTGCAAAGCCATTTTAAAACATCCTCGCACCTCCGCTTGGCAGCATACGCCAAACTGGTCAGACGAGCAGCTCGACACTATGGAAATGATGGGCCAGTTTAATACCGGGTTCGGCGTTCTAGTTGACGAACATATCGTTATAGACATTGACCCACGCAATGGCGGCAGTGAGGCATATGCGAAGCTCTGCAAGGATCTGGATCTGGACTTTAAAGCATTGTCTGGGTTTGTAGTTGCAACCGGTGGCGGTGGTTGGCATATCTATTTCAAGAAGCCTTTAGCTTTGGCGCTGGCAGGACACCATGCGGATTACGAAGGCATAGACTTCAAGTCTAGCGGCTATGTTGTCGGGTGCGGATCGCTTCACAAGAGCGGCTCTTTATACGAAGCCGAGAAAGGACACCCTGACGACATTGCAGAGGCACCCGCTGAGTTGTTGGCATTGCTGGAAAAGCCGGAGCATATACGCGCGGAGTTTCGCGGTCAGCAAGTTGACCTGTCAGCCGATGATTTGGGTGCGATGCTTCAATGTATCGACGCGAATTGCAGTTACGAACAGTGGATAAAAATCGGTATGGCGCTACACCATGCTACTACCGGCACGGGCTGCGCGATCTGGGACACGTGGAGCGCAACAGGCGAAGATTACGCAGGCAGCGAAAAGATCGGTCAGCATTGGCATTCGTTCGGAAAATCCGCGTCACTGGTTACAGTTGGAACCCTAGTGCATTTTGCGGAGCAGGGAGGCTATCAATCAACCGTGACTTTCGAGACTGAGCTGGTCTATGACGAGCCATTAAGCGACGATAATATTGATCTACTGCGCCCGCCAGGTTTTGTGGGAAAGTTGGTGGAATGGATCAACGGGCAGTGCCGGTTTCCACGCGAGCGCTTAGCAGTAGCAGCGGCGTTATCTGCAATGGGGAATATCTCCGGTCTGCGCTATGAAGATAAGGTTTACGGCGTTACTACTAACCAGTTCATATTTTGCGTGGCAGGCTCTGCAACCGGAAAAGAAGCGATACAACAAGCCCAAGCTGAGATTCATAAAGCGGCAGGCATTGCACCAGCAACCCACGGCGCTATTAAGTCAGAGCAGGAGATTATTCGGAACCTTATTGACCACCAGGCGGCTTGCTATATTATCGACGAGATGGGTCTAGTGCTGCAGAAGATCGACAATGCCAGGAAGCGTGGCGGTGCGGCATACCTGGAGGGCGTGATTGGCGCATTAATGTCGGCATATTCAAAAGCGAATAGCTTTATGCCATTAGGTGGCGATGTGCGCAAAGAGATTAAAATGCAGCTAGCCAAAGAGTTGGGGCAGTTGAAAAAGAGGCAGGCAGATGGAGCCGATGTTGAGTCTGATATTGCATCGATTGAGCGGCAGCTATCAACGCTTGACAGCGGCCTGGAGCGTCCTTTTCTGTCATTAATAGGGTACACAACGCCAGTAACGTTTAATGGCCTAGTGGACTATGAACAGTCAGCAAACGGCTTCTTTGGTCGGTCCCTGATAATCCAAGAGAAAGAGACCAACCCGAAAGCTAAAAAGCGGTTTAAGACTTTGCCAATGGATATGACCATGTCGATGACCCTAGCTAGTATCTACAACGGCGGATCGGTTGCGGCAACTGGAAAGCAACGGGTTGAGCATTTATCCGACAGAGTTGAAATACCGACAGAAGCGGCGGCATTGGATCTGCTTGACACTATAGAAGACGAGTTCCACGCGATGGCTGAGAAATCCAAAGAGGCGACATTGGAAGCAATCCCACGGCGGGCTTTTGAGCTTGTTTTGAAAGTCAGCTTGGTGTTGGCCATTGATGACGGTTTTAGATCGGTAGAGCACGTTCGGTGGGCTTATGCGTTCGTCAAAGCGGACATTCAAGCCAAAGTTAATCTGGCAGCGGGCAATATGGCAGCAGATGATCGGCGGCACGATGAAGCCTTACATCGTAAAATATTGAATATCTTGGACCATGACGGGTTGGGCGAGTCTATTGGCGTTATCGCAAACCGGTGCCGACCAGCGAAAAAACAGGATGTTTTAACATCGCTGGAAATATTGATTGAGAAAGGTTTTGTGAAAAAGGACCATATCACCGCTTCAAATAATAAAATTACTGAAAAGTATTTCTTGGCATGATGCTTGCTTTGCAATAAATGGCCGCTTTTGCGGCTTTTTTTATGCCTGATATTTCCAATGTAGGGCATTATAGGGTGCCAATATAGGGCAGCGAAGGCTCTAGAATGGGACTCTAAATCAATATAGTCAAAAAAGGTACATAGCCTAAGAGAATTAAAAATAAATAACCATTATAGAGATATAGTTATTTTAGTCTAAGTGGTTTTGAAGCTATTTAAAATATAAGTATAACTATAATGACTATATAGCTATAACACTCTGAGAGGCCCATTCTACCGCGTTTCCAATGTAGGCCAATGTAGGCCAATGTAGCGAGCACTGTAATTAGTGCTTGCACTCCTTGCCCTAGTGCCTTACTATTCCCTTATCGAAACAAAACAAACAACGGAGAAAACAAGATGACCAAATTAACTAAGAAATCAGCATTGTGGATATTCAAGGCAGAATCTTTAAACGTAGGCGAAGCCCGCCGACAGGATTGGAGCTACTTCACAAGCACGCTGCTGAAATCTGGCAACATCACTGAAAAGCAGTATTTTACATGGTCTAACCCTTTCTAATACTAAAAAGGCCCTTCGGGGCCAGGAGCACAAACAATGAATAAACTAATCGACGACATCACCGGCTATACGTTCACATGGCAGCTGGCAAAGACAGACCCTAGCCTTTCTATGGCTATTGCTCGAAAGTTCAACCACGAGCGTCCCAGGCTGCCTCACACGCAAGCTAACGCCATATTTAAACAGATACTCGGGTTTGATGTTCATTCGGTGGTGTTAGAGCAATGAAAAGCCCATGCGACAAGACCTGCAAAATATCAAACGGCGTCTGCAATGGTTGCGGGCGAACCCTAAATGATATAAAACTATGGGGTAACGCAACCGAACTGGAAAAGCGGGCCATCATTGTGCGGGCCGGTGGAGGTAATAAAATGGAACGACAAATTGAATTGATGCGACTGGCTAATAAGTCGGTGTTCACCATAGCCCGCGAGCTGAACATCGGCGAGGATGAGGTGTTAGCAGTCATAGCAGGGCTAAAGATGCCGCTACCACGGTCGAAATCAACGGGCGAGTCAGCTGCTATAGCGTGTAAGAAGCGCCGGGCCATCGAGGCGCATCATAATGCCAGGCTTGAGCAAGATGGGCACGACCCGCTTGATGATTTGCTGGGTTACTAAAAAACCGTTTCAATATAGCCAATTGGTATAAGCATTAATGCGATAGTGCTAGCACTATGATGCTAGATGCCCTATTATTACTACATCGAAACGAAACAACAAAACAACGGAGAAACACAATGTTTAAAGTCGAAATAACCTACAAGTCTGGCAAAGTTGAAATCGCTAACATCAATATTTCAGAATATAGCGCAGCATTAACCCAGCTATCCAATGAAGGCCGATTGGTAAAAATGATAATAATTAGCTAAAAACCCAGGCCCTTCGGGGCCAAACAACGGAGCAAACAATGAAAGTTCTAATCGCATGTGAATACAGCGGAACAGTAAGGGATGCGTTCATAGCGCAAGGCCATGATGCCATATCCTGCGATCTGCTACCGACTGACGCGGAAGGGCAGCACCACCAAGGCGATGTTATTGAATACTTGAATGGGTTCGATGACGGGCATTTTGATCTAATTATTGGCCACCCTGAGTGTACTAAGCTTTGCGTTTCTGGCAATAGGCACTATGGCGAAGGCAAGCCCAAATATGACCAGCGCTTGGCATCTGTCAAGTGGACGATGGCATTTTGGGAGCTGGCAAAGCAAAAGGCTTACTCGGTCTGCTTTGAAAACCCAGTTGGGGTTTTGCACCGGCTTGGTGGAATTCCAAAAGCAAGCTATGTTCAACCGTGGCAGTTTGGACACCCTGAACAGAAGAAAACAGGGCTGCACCTGCACAACCTAGCGCCGCTGGTGGAGACTAATAACGTATATGATGCAATGATGCTGCTACCAATCAATGAGCGTGAGCGGATACATTACCTGCCGCCTTCGCCAGATCGCTGGAAAATCAGATCCACTACATTTTCGGGAATAGCGGCAGCAATGGCGCAACAATGGAGCAAAAAACTATGATCGGCACAACACTAGATAGATTTTGGACATATTTGGAGAGCAAAGACCTTGCGCACGTATATAACGCGGCTTTTGGGTCGGGTGCGGCAAGGCAGGCTTTCTTTTTAGACGTGGATTCGACGGAGTGGCTAAACAGTATGCCATGCGGGCGATTGACGGGCGGTGAGGTTATGCAGATGAGAGAGGCGCGGGCAGAGTGGGCAAACCCTGTGGTTGCTGCTGACAATGTGAATCACCCGGCGCATTACACTAGCCACCCTAGTGGCGTCGAGGTTATTCAAATAGTTGAGCACATGGGTTTTTGCCTTGGTAATGCTATCAAATACATTATGCGATGTGACGAAAAGGGCGCGCCGATTGAGGATTTGAAAAAAGCCGTATGGTAT